TTGATCAGAGAGTTCACCGTTATTTTCCAGACTTCATAGTAAAGACAAAACAAAAAACTTTTATATTAGAAGTTAAACCTGATAGACAAACTAAACCACCAAAACAAAAAAGAAAAACAAAAAAGTTTTTAGAAGAAGCCGCCACATATGCTGTAAATCAAGAAAAATGGCGAGCAGCTGATATATTTTGTCAAGAACGTGGTTGGGAATTCAAACTTGTAACAGAAAAACATTTAGGATTGGCATAAATACTTAGACTTAACAAGGAGACATAATGTCATTTTCACCTAATTTGTTTTTATCAAATATGCAAGGAAAAGATGGTCCAGCAAGGCCATCCAGGTTTGAGGTTATATTACCGATACCACCATATATTAATCAATCGGTTGGTAATTCTGTGATAGAAAAAATACTCAATTTTCCAAACTCTGTATTTGGTGACATCTCTGATGTTGTAAATAAAGCATTAGGTAGATCTACTGGAGGAACTTCAGCTCTTTCAAGATACTTAGCGTTGCAATGTGAATCTGCTGAGTTACCAGGAAAAACATTTCAAACGGCTGATGTTAAGATATATGGTCCAATCTTTAAAGTACCTTATCAAAGATCATATGCTGATATAAACTTAACATTCATTTGCAGTAATCAGTTTTATGAAAGAAAATTATTTGAGAGGTGGACAGAATCTATTATGCCACCAGACACAAACAATATGAGATTCCCAAAAGGTCAATTATCAAGTTATTACACTCAACTTAAAATTATACAATATGATGATTTTATAAAACAAATTTATGTTGTAAATTTAGAGGACGCTTACCCAGTTGGTGTTGCACCTCAACCGTTAAGTTGGTCTGATGATGGTTTTCATAGACTATCAGTTTCTTTTGCATATCAAAAGTATAGTACCGTTTATGAGGGTGGTTATGACATAGGTCAAGCTGCAGCTTCTTTACTTGGAGGTAAAGGTGCGAATTTAGTAAGAAATCTTTTTTAATTTATAGGTGAAAAATTATGATTAAATTACCAAGACTAGATGTACCAACGTATGAGTTGAAACTTATATCATCCGGTAAATCAGTTCGTTATAGACCTTTTTTGGTCAAAGAACAAAAACTTTTTTTGATGTCAGCAGAATCAGATGACACAAAAGAATTAGTAACAACAATCAGAAATGTTTTAAAAAACTGTTTGTTAGATGAAGTAGACGTAGATAATTTACCATCTTTCGATTTAGAATATCTATTCATGAACCTAAGAGCTAGATCGGTTGATGAAGTAGTAAATTTAAAATATAAATGTAATGCGAATGTAGATGGTGAAGAAGAAGAAAAGAAATGTAATCATGTTGTTGATTTTGATGTTAATATATTAGAAATTGAACCAACAATACATGATAATCATGTTGATAAAATACAAATAACAGAAAAAGTTGGTGTTTGTTTAAAGTATCCAACTTTTGAAATGTTTGAGAAGTATGATAAAATGAATGAAAATGAAGCTATGTTAAAAGTTTTAATTGATTGTATTGATTACATTTATGATGAAGAACAAATGTATTACGCAAAAGATACTCCTAAAAAAGAGTTAGAAGAATTTGTAGATTCATTACAACAAAAAGATTTAGAAAAGTTTAAGGACTTCTTTAGTACCATGCCTGAAGTAAAAAAAGATTTGGATTTTAATTGTCCTAAATGTGGACACAATGAACAAATTACTGTAAAGGGTATGCAAAATTTTTTCGTCTAATCTTTCGTTATGACACTCTGAAAAACTATTATGAAACAAACTTTGCTTTAATGCAACACCATAAGTATAGTTTGTCTGAATTGGAGGATATGATACCGTGGGAAAGAAATATCTATATCTCTCTATTAGTAGATTACTTGAAAAAAGAAAAAGAAAGACTTGAGCTACAACAACAAATGCAAAGGGCTAAGAGATAGATGGCTGATGTGTATGACCAAGTAGGTGGCTTTATAGCTGGCCAGATAAAAAGTTCTTTTAAAAGTGCCGTAAAAGGTTCTGTTAAAAGTTTATCTGGTGCTGCCAAAAGTATAACTGGCGGTTCAAAAACTCAACAAATGGGATCTGATAATAAACCAGTACCAGAAAAATCTGGTAATAAGTTGGGTGGCGTAGATTCTACTTTGATGAATATAAACCAAAGTTTACAATCAATCTTATCAAGTTCATCAGTATTACCAACAATTTCTAAAGAAATAGGTCTGATTTCAAAAAATGTTGATAAAATACCAAAAATTATAAAGAAAAGTAGAGCTGAAGATTTTTTCTATAAACAAAAACAAAAAGAAAACTTTGAAGAATTGTTTAGAAGAGTGTTCAAAGTTGAACAAAAATCAGGTATGAAAACCGGTAGATCAGCTTCAAAAGGTCTTGGTTTAACAGGCGGCGCTGGAGGTATAGGACAAACATTAGCAACTATATTAGGTGTCGAGTTTGCAAAGGGAATTGCTAAACGTATTAAAGAGGCACTTAAAAATGTTTTTTCAAAAACTGGAGAATTATTTAAAAAAATAAAAAAAGGGATAACAAGAGCTATATTTGGTGGTGGTGGAAGGGTATTAGCTACCGTGGCTTCAAGAATAATGGCTGGTGGAGCTCTAGTAGCAGTTGCTGGCCCATATGCTTTAATTGTTTTTGCTATTGCCGCTGTGCTTAAAGGAATTTATGATGGTATTATGGGCGCCAATGAAGGTGAAGTATTTAGCTTCACAAACGCTTTTCAAGGACTTGTTGAATTTTTAACTATAGGTCTTATACCAGATGATTTTGCTGAGGGATTATTTAATATCATAGGAAATGTATTTGATAAAATAAAATCTTTTCTCGGTAGTATGTTTTCAGGTAAACCTCCAAAAGAACCTGAAGAAGATTCTAAAAAAGATTCTTCAGGTAGCGATAGTTACGGAGATGCACCACGAGTCACGAATGAGAAAACAAATGGGCCTAATCCTAATGAACTCAATATACCTGCAAATAAAGATGATTCAAGTCCGAGTAAGGTTAGTGAGGGACCAATAATAGATAAAGGCCCATCTGGTGGAAAACCCATAATGATGGATGAAATAACAGTTACAAAAGCTGGTGGTTTCGACCGTAAAAACATGGTAAAAACTTCTACTGCACCAGCACAAGCATCTTCACAAGGTGATAGTATGCGAGGAGCAATGGGTAACTTCATGAAAAATACTGGTGCAAGTGATATGCTTGGTAATAATATTATGCCAATGATGGGTAAACTAAAAGGTGGTGGTGATTCTATAAATGCAGGTGGCATGGCCAAAAAAGGTTTTAGTAGTATGTTTGGTAGCATGGGTCAAGATATGGGTGTAGATGCTGGCGCTGTTACTGGTGATTTAAAAGGTGGGATTCAAAGTATTAAAAGTGCGAAAGGTGAAGATAAGCAAACTGCTTTATTTGGTGCATTAAATAATTTGGCGAATAATCCTGCAATAAAAAACTTTAAAGGAAAAGAATCAACAGAGGAATCAAGGGCTAAAAATGTAAAGAATGTATCAGGCGGTCTTGATAGTTTAATCGGTGGCACCATGGGTGGTATGGGTATTGATACGAAAGCTCTACAAGAACAATATGGTAATGAACCAATGGCACCTGGTTCTGGTGGTAGTTCACCATCTATCTATGATAGTGGTACAAAGAAAGCACCATCAGGCGCTGCTATGTCAGAGAGTTCTAATTATGTATCAGAAGGTCAAAGAATGGAATCAGCACCTAAAGGTGGAGGTATTCAAGTAGAAAGTCAAACAAATAATAATAGTAGTAAAGGAAAAACGGGTGGTAGTAAAAAAGCACCACCAGTTATAAATCAAGATTTATTCAAACAAATTAATATTCCTGGAGGCTTTGCAATCTAAATGGCTGATGTATATGACCAAGTAGGTGGTTTTGTAGCAGACCAAATAAAAAGTTCTTTCAAGGGAACTATGAAAGGTATTGGTAGCGCTCTTTCTAGTGGTAAAAAAGATGATGATACAGAAAAATCTGAAAAACAAACTGTTCAGCGTATAAAACAAACCGAAAGCTTAGTTTCAAGTATAAAAACAAACTTTAACTTTTTGTCATCTATAGCTAGAGATATAACTGGTGTTTCCAATAGAGTAGCATCAATTGTTGAAGTTATGGGTGATAAACCTGCTACTATTGACGCTTTATCAGGTATAACAGATACTACACCAACTTCAATTAAAAAACCAGATAAACCAAAAAAATCAAAAGGTATTTTAGGAGGTATAGTAGACTTTTTTAAAACAATGCTTGACATTATACTTAAAGGTGCTTTTTTAACTGGCTTGATTGCCCTTTTCTGGGAAGATATTAAAAAAAGTATAGGTGAGGCTTTTGAAAAATTTTCTTTTACTGAGGCATTTAAAGGTATTTTCAAATTTTTCTATGAACTTTTAGGTATAGATGTTCTTGTAGAACAATTGACCGAAGCAAAAGATAAATTCATGGAAAAGATAGATGAATTTACATCTAAGATTGGTCAGAGTTATGAGGTGTTTAAAAATAAGTATCTTGAGCCTTTTAAAAATTTTACAAAAAGTTTATTAAAAAAAGGATTTGAAAAACTACCAGATAGATTAAAACCATTAGTTATACCTAGCATAAGAAATTTTATAGGCATAGAACTATCAGATGAACAAAAAAAAGACCTACAAGAAAAAGAAGATAGAAAATTAAGACAAAGTATTAGAAGAAGATTTAGAGATGAAGGTAAACTTCAACAGGGTGTAAGTGCGAAAGGTGTAATAGGTGGTTTACCTGCTCGAGCAAATTTAACAGATAAATTTGGACTTACTAAAAATCAAGCTTTTTCTGTTGACAAGGCTCAAAGAGAGTATGATGATAGAATGGTTGAAAAAGAATTTCAGAGAATAAAAAAACAACAAAATAATCCTAGTCAAGACCAATCATCAAAAGAAATAGAGGAAGTTGTTACATCTGATTATGCTGCAGGATCTACATCTCCTGTAGCAGTACCAGAAAGTGGTGATAGAACCAGTAAAGCACAAGGTCTAAGTGGAGATGGCGGTGCAGCTGGTGGTGCTAATGATGAATCGCCAACTAAAGTTTCAGGTGATGATGATATTAAAGCAATGATTATTGGACATGAAGGTGTGAAATACGAACCATATAAAGACCCTAAGGGTTTGTGGCACGTTGGTGTAGGTCATTTAATTGGTGATGGTAGCACATTACCAGAACATATGAACCGAATGTTTACTGCTACAGAAGTGAATAATCTTTTTGAATCAGATTATGCTAAACACAAAAAAATTGCAGAGAGAACACCAGGTTATGATAAGGCAAATAAAGCCGGTAAAGCCGCCTTGATTGATTTATCATTTAATATGGGTGCTTGGTATACAGAATTTAAAAAAGCAGCTGCAGCTCTAAAAGATGGTGATTTTGTAACTGCCTCAAAAGAATTAAAAGATAGTAAATGGTATGGTCAAGTTGGTGCTCGTGGTCCAACAATTGTTTCACTTGTAGCGAGTGCAGGTGATAATTCAGGTGGTTCTGATTTATCGGCAGCCTCTGCTGTTATAGCAAAAGGTAAAAGATTGCAAACTGCGGCCGCAGGTGAAGAAAATCAAAAAATAAAAGTGGTTACAAATAATAATAATTCAGTTTTAGAAAAAGAAACCATAGTGAGGGATGATAGTAGTGATTATGGACAACTAGCTTCTGGAGCAGTATGATAGACCCAACAATGCCACCTGTAAACAAGTTTGCAGTAATTGACAAAAAAGGTTCTATAAAACTCATAACATCAAACAAAAAAATAGCCACTTGGTATCAGGTAATGTTTAATAGAGATGTTATAAAAGAAATAAAACTTTTTAGTGAACATAAACCATAAAAAAACCCCGCCGAAGCGGGGTTAAAAATGTTCACATTATGAACAATTTAGTTATTCACTAAATCTTTAAAATGATCTAAGTCATCTTCTTCACTTGCAATACTTGTAGTATCAAATGATGATGCTTCGTCATCTGAAATACTATTTGTTACAACTTCAGTTTTTGGTTCTGGCGTTGCACCAAGAACTTTGTCAAGTCTTGCCTTTAGAACATCATAGGCCTTAAAGTTTGACTTATTAAGAAACTCTTTTAGAGAAAATTCTTTCTTGTATATTTCCT